CTTTTTGCTGGCGGGCGAGGGAGTGCGGATATGACATCTGGTGCGATTCAGACATCGAACTGGGTCATGTTGGGTCGTGTATCGTGACTCGTAAATTCTTTGAAGCCTACAACGATGGAAAAGAGGATGAATAAATGGTAAACAGCACATTACTTGAAAAGGCTAAACTTGCCGGACGTATCACAACGAATGCCTTTGATGTTCAGATTTCTGACCTGTTGGAAACGGCTGCGCTTGACTTAGGCGTTGCGGGCGTGGAAATCCCCGAAACGGTCAGCCCGTTGGTGACTCAGGCCGAGATTACATACTTTCTCATGCACTTCGGTCAGCCGGATGACTACGACAGATTAAAACGCTCCTATGACGAACAGAAAGCCCAGCTTGCGACTTGCACAGGCTTCACAGACTGGGGTGATTAAATGGACAGAAGCGAAGTTATCACTTTAATCAGCGAAACCCAAACGCAGGACGCCAACGGAGTATGGAAGGCTACCACATCAGAGCGTGACGTCTTCGCACAGGTAAATTCCGTCACCCGTGCCGAGTTTTTCGAGGGCGGGCGCAACGGTCTGAACCCGGAGTATGAATTTACGATGTTCTTTGCAGACTACCAAGGCGAGCGGATCGTCAAGTACAAGGGCAAGACTTACGGCATTTACCGAGCATACAAGGGACGTTCTGACGTGATAGAACTCTACGCCGAACGGAAAGGCGGTACAAATGGCGTTTGATTTCGAGAAAGCGTGCAAAAAAATCCTTGATGAGTACAAAGAAGACGTCAACAAGGATATGCAAGAAGCCGTGAAGAAAGTCACGAAAGCCGGGGCGAAGCAAGTCAAAGCGAACGCTCAAGGTGCTGTCGGTGGTAAGAAATATGCGAAAGGCTGGACGTCACGTTTTGAAACAGGGCGGTTATCAGCACAAGGCACAATTTACAACAGTTCACAGCCTGGACTCCCGCATTTGTTGGAATATGGGCACGTTACAAGAAATGGAACTGGCCGCACATTCAGACCGACTCCGGCACACGAACACATCGCAGCCGTAGAGGACGAAATCGAACAGAACATTATGAAAGAATTAAAGGCGGCATTATGACATACGCACAAGTAAAAACCATGCTGTGTACCATCCCGTTGGATACAAGCACGACAATTCCGACAGCTTATTACCAATTCCCGGATGATACGCCACAGCAACCACCATTTATTTGTTTTTTCTACTCAAACAGTAATGACGTGTTAGCCGACAACACGAACTATCAGAAGATAGAGCACTTAATAGTCGAGCTATACACCGATAACAAAGATTTCACACTTGAGGCAGCCGTTGAGGCTGTCCTTTCTGCTAATGGGCTTGTTTACACAAGAAATGAGCAGTACCTGGACAGCGAGCGGATGTACGAAGTGATTTACGAAACTGATGTAATCATCACGGAGGAACAAAATGGCTAACAAAATTAAGTACGGCATTAAGAATTGCTACTATGCCGTGGCTACCCTTGCGAGTGACAACTCTGCAACATTTGGCACGCCTGTAGCTCTGCCGGGTGCTGTTTCTCTTTCTCTTGAACCCCAGGGCGACAATACCACGTTTTACGCTGATAACATCGCTTATTGGGTAGGAAACGGAAACAACGGCTACTCCGGCACGCTGGAACTGGCTCGCATTCCGGACGCATTCAAAAAGGATGTACTCGGTATGATCAAAGACACCAAGAACATCTTAGTGGAAAATATGAACGCTCCAATCGTTCACTTTGCTCTGCTGTTCCAGTTCGAGGGCGATGTCAAGGCCACCAAGCACGTTATGTATAACTGCACAGCCACAAGAGCGGCAGAATCCGGCACGACAAAGGCCGAGTCCATCGAACCGCAGACCGAAACCATCAACATCGAGGCCAAGTCTATTTATGTATCTGGCCTTAGTGCTGACATCGTTAAGGCTGAGGCTGGTGAGAACTCTGACAGCACCACATATAACGGCTGGACTTCCACGGTCTATTTACCGACTGCGGCAGCTACGACCTAATGTCAGGAGGAGGGCGTATGAAAGGTACTATTAAAATAGGCGATAAGGAGATTGAAATGGCGGCGAATGCCGCCTCTCCTTACGTTTACAGGGCAATTTTCAAAGAAGACTTCTTACAGAAAGCACAGGGCGACACGCCTGACCCGGATATTTTCCAGAAGATGGGTTTTGTAATGGCGAAACAGGCCGAACTGAGTAAGATGTCCGACCTTATGAACATTTCAATAGATGACTATTATGACTGGTTGGTGCAGTTCGAGCCGTTGGACATCCTGACGGCCTCCGGCGACATTTCCAGTCTTTACATGGGGCAGACGGTAACAAAATCCGTCCCAAAAAGAAAGGGCGGCTGACGGAACGCCCATATACAACAGGGCTTTACATTCTGCGGTGCTTAGAACTCGGCTTGCGTCCGTCCGATTTGTGTGAGCTGGAGTATGGATTCGTCCAGGACCTTTTAATTGAAAAGGGTAATGACGCAGAAGAGTGGGACTTTGTAGCAACTCAACAAGACTATGACAGGTTCTAAATATGGCAAGTGGACGTATTAAGGGTATAACCATTGAGATTGGCGGCGATACTACTAAACTACAGAAATCGCTGTCCGAAGTGGACAAGTCCCTAAAAACTACACAAACAAACTTAAAAGACATTGACAAGCTGTTAAAGCTGAACCCCGGAAACACTGAACTGCTCACGCAGAAGCAGAAGAATCTGGAAAAGGCCATCAGCGACACGAAAACACGTCTTAACCAGCTTAAAGACGCACAGTCGCAGTATGCCAAGGGTTCGGACGAATATGACGCTATACAGCGTGAAATCATCGAAACTGAGAACGACCTTAAGAGCTTAGAAGAAGAGTATAAAAACTTTGGTTCTGTCGCTTCACAGCAGATGAAAGCTGTCGGCGAAAAGGTCCAGGAGGCTGGCGGTAAAATCTCAGACTTCGGGAAAAAGCTTGCACCCGTATCTGGTGCGGCTGCCGCTGTTGGCGGTTCGCTTCTCAAGCTTGGCTATGACGCCGTGCAGAATGCGGACGAACTGAACACGCTGTCAAAGCAGACTGGCATTTCCACGGATGAACTCCAGAAAATGCAGTACGCTTCGGAACTCGTAGACGTATCTGTTTCTGACATCACTGGCGCACTCAAGAAGATGAAGAAGCAGATGGACCCGTCCAACGAGTCTTTCAAAAAGCTTGGCGTGTCAGTCACCAATGCTGACGGTTCGCTTCGTAATGCCACAGATGTATTCTACGATTCTATTGCGGCACTCTCCCAGATTCAGAACGAAACCGAACGTGATCAGGCGGCTATGGAGCTGTTTGGTAAGGGTGCGGATGAACTCGCCGGGATCATTGACGACGGTGGCGAGTCTCTCCGGGCATACGGCGAAGAAGCGCAGAACATGGGCCTCATTCTCAGTGAGGACACTTTAAACTCACTGAATGAAACCAATGACACCATCGACCAGATGAAAGCTACCATAGCTGGCACGATGGGCGAGATCGGTGCGGATGTGGCTGAGATAGTCGCTCCGGCACTGGAACAATTAGCCGAGTGGGTCGGCACGCTGACCGAGAAGCTTCGCAACCTGACACCAGAACAGCAACAGACCATCCTGATGATAGCTGGCGTTGTTGCGGCTGTCGCTCCGGCGATCATTATCATCGGTAAACTTGTCACTGGTATCGGCTCGATCATAACGGTACTTGGTACGATTGTGGGCGTGCTGGGCGGTCCGGTCACGCTTGCTATCGGTGCGGCTATCGCTATCGGTGTGGCCTTGTATAAGAACTGGGACACGATATGCCAGTGGGCGAATACGTTAAAAGAGACTATCATCACGGCATGGAACACGGCGAAAGAGGGCGTAGTAAACGCAGTCACTACTATCAGGACGTTTGTCACGGATAAATGGAACTCTATCAAGAGCACCGTGTCAAGTGTGGCTTCGTCTATAGCGACAACCGTGTCGACAAAATTTTCCAACATACGCCAGAGCATATCCGAAAAATTGACCTCAGCCAAAACAACGGCCTTGAATGTATTTTCCAGTATCAAGCAAGGCATACAGGACAAGATAGAGGCAGCCAAGAACTTCGTATCCGGCGCAATTGAGAAGATAAAAGGCTTCTTTAACTTTCACTGGAGTTTGCCGCATCTTGCACTACCGCATTTCAGCATATCGGGGCATTTCAGTCTGAACCCGCCGAGCATACCGCATATCAGCGTAGACTGGTACAAAAAAGCATACGAGAATCCGTACTTATTCACGACTCCCACAATCATCGGAGGCCGTGGATTCGGTGACGGCGGCGGGTCTGGTGAGATCGTTTACGGACGTGACCAGTTACTTCGTGACATCGCAGAAGCACAGGGCGGCGACAATATCACAATCAACGTATACGCAAGGGATGGAATGAACGTCAAACAGCTTGCGTATGAGATTCAGCAAGAGTTAGCACTTACACAACGGCAAAAGGCGGCAGTATATGCTTAACTATTTTGATTTCGGAAACATCCGAAGCACAGATTTTAAAACTTACATAAGCGGGTCGGGGGTCTACAATGCTCCCGCCCGTTCTTATAATACGGTATCCGTCCCCGGACGGAATGGCGACCTGATTATTTCAGCGGATAAGTATGAGAATATCACGGTCAAGTATCCGGCGTTCATCAGCACAGATTTTAAACAGAATCTTGCCGACTTACGGAGCGCGCTGTTGTCAATGTCAGGTTATCAGGAATTAGTTGACAGCTACCACCCGGATGAATTCAGACTGGCCTACTTCGCTGGCGGCATTTCCGTCAAGGCACGCACGCAGAATGACGGCGGTGAGTTTGACCTGGCGTTTGACTGCAAGCCGCAGCGTTTTCTGATTGCCGGGAAATTTACGCATAGCCTGGCTGATGGGGACGCGATCCAGAACCCCACGCCATTCAATGCGAAACCGCTTATCAAAGTAACGGGCTACGGAAACCTAACTATTAATAATGAAGTGATTACCATCGCAAACGCTTATGCGAGCGTGATGATTGATTCGGATATAATGGACTGCTATTCCGGGACGGCAAACGCCAACGGAGCAGTCACTTTTGCGAGCGGGGACTTTCCAGAACTGTACCCCGGCTCTAATGGCATTGAATACGACAACACAATAACAGCGGTGGAAATAACCCCGCGCTGGTGGATTTTATGATTCCAATTCTTTATGACAGTGCAGAAACTCAATTCACATCGAACGGATTGGGCAGACTTTCGGATTGTATCTCTTGCAAAGTAACCGAGAGCAGAAATGGCGAGTTTGAGTGCGAGTTTGAATATCCGATGACGGGCACACATTACGCGGACATTATCGAAGGGCGTATTATTGCAGTAACCCATGATGAACAGAAAGACATTCAGCCCTTTGAAATATACCGCCGTAGTGCGCCCATAAACGGCGTTATAACGTTCTCTGCACATCATGTCAGCTATCGGCTCTCCAACGTGATCCTGCGGCCTTTTACGGCCTCCAGTGCAGCGTCTGCGCTGGCACAGTTTGAGACAAACACGTTCAATGAGAACCCATTCACATTCTGGACAGACGTGACCAGGGCGGGCAATTTCAAAGTTATCCGTCCGTCCTCCGTCCGGTCTGTGATGGGTGGTGTAGAGGGGTCGATATTAGACGTCTACAAGGGCGAGTATGAATACGATATGTTCACCGTCAAATTGTACGCCGACAGGGGAGCAGATAACGGCGTAACAATACGGTATGGAAAGAACCTAACAGACTTAAAACAGACCTACGACACATTAGACTTGTATAACGCTGTCGTTCCTTATTGGGAAAAGGACGGCGTTGTTGTTTACGGCGAAGCGGTCAGCGGTCAGGGCGGTATCAAGTATCAGGCGTACTGGACAGACGACCAGACGCACATCATGGAGGATGACAACGGCAACGACTTCACATTCTCCTACTACCAGACGCACACTACCACGATGGATCTGAGTGGAGAGTTTGAAGAAGAACCCACGCCGGAGGAGCTGGAGGCAAAGGCCGAAGCGATCCTGAACAACAACGAACCGTGGATACCGAAAGAAAACATATCTTTTGACTTTGTGGCGTTGTGGCAGACGGATGAGTATGCAGACATCGCCCCGCTTGAAAGAGTCCAGCTATGCGACACGGTGACGGTGGAATATAAAGCTCTGGGCGTCAAGGCGAAAGCCAAGGTCATCAAGGTAGTCTGGAACGTCCTGACGGATAAGTACGACAACATCGAGATCGGAAACGTCACGTCAAGTTTCGCCGACACCATTAAGGCAAGCATTGACAAGGAAATCAAAGAACTCCCGACTTACTCCAGTATGCAGGAGGCCATTGACAATGCTACATCGCTAATCACTGGCGGCATGGGCGGGCACGTTGTATTCCAGTATGACGCAAACGGTAAACCGTCTGAGATATTCATCATGGACACCGATGACGTCAACACGGCGGTGCACGTCTTAAGGATAAACGTCAACGGCATTGGATTCAGTAGTAACGGCGTCAACGGTCAGTATAAGACCGCATGGACACTGGACGGTCATTTTGTAGCAGATTTCATCGACAGCGGAATCTTAAACGCTAACCTCATCCGTGCGGGCGTTCTCGCAAGCCGCGACGGACGGTCTTATTGGGATTTAGAAGGGTCTGAGTTCGTATTTTACGATAAGTCTTTCGACTCCGGCGTCAGATTGGATGAGGGCTATATAGATTTTACCTACGCAGGCAAGTCATTCGGCAGGATCATCCGAATGCTCCAGTCTGGGGACAGCGTACTGGCAATACAGGGGCTGAACTACCTGACACGAATAGTTCTCGGCACAGACAATATCACAATCGCAACGCCTGATTTTCTGCGGGTAAATGCTGGCGGTAATATCACGCTCGTATCCGGGTCTGCATGGATGTCCATCACAAACGATACGGACAGGATTCTAATGAACCATCACAACGCATACGGCTCGCCCATTCTTACAGACGCGGGCGGTGCTTTTGCGGAGGTAAAGAAGATATATCTCGCCGAAAGCGGCGGGACTCCGTTCCTGATGTGCCAGAGCGCAAATGGGAATACTTATTACGTCACATTGACAGTTATTTAAGGAGAAAACATGGAAATACACGAACTCCCGACAGGGACACCTACATCTTCGGACTATCTGGCGATAGATAACGGCACGTCACGCAAGACGGGGTTTTCGTCTTTTGAACTGGGCGACAACACCGTCACATTTACCAGCGGCGACACGACAACGCCCGTATCATGGCAGAGCGTGTCAGCACTGGCAAGCGGGCCGCTAAAATCCGTACTCAACGGCGTGTCGACCATGATGGCGAACTCCCGGTTTATGTGGAATTTTATCGGCACGACGGTAATGGGCACGATAGCAACGACCATCACTGGAGCGATAGCGGAAATCGTCGCAAAGCTCGGCAACAGCTCGATGGGTACGACGGCTACTACAGTCACGGGTGCGATCTATGAACTCAGCCAGAAATTGACACAATCGGCACTGATAAGCGCAATTCCAGGCCTCCTGACCCGTGGCGAGATTTCAGATTTTGACGACGCAACCGCTACGGGCAACTATACATACTCGTCTTCGGCCTCCCACAGACCGACGGCCACTCCGGGCGGCACGATGGTAAACGCTGGAGGACAGTGCAACGTATACCGTGCGAGCGGTTCGTATATCGCTCAGGTAGCTTTCCAGAACTCAACCAGCTCCACAGCCCCGCCGAATATCTACGTTAGGCGTTCTTATGCGGTAGGAAGTTGGACAGACTGGTACAAAATAACGCTCTCTTAATAGGAGGATAAAATGGCAAACTTAGTTATTTACACGACTCCATCATACACGGTCAAGCTCAAAGACATTGACGCCACGGCGATGGACTTGTACGTCACGCTCCGGCAAGGCTCGGCAAGTGTAACCTTATCCGGCGGTGACTTGTCCGCTACATACGATGGCACGGATACGAGTATCACGTTCACGCTTGCACAGGAAGATTCCGCAAAGTTTCTCCCGAATCGGTATGTGGAAGTGCAAGTAAACATGATGAACGGCACAGTCAGAACGGCGTCCAGTATCGGCGTATTAGACGCTCTCAAGAATTTGCAGACGGAGGTGATTGAATGATTGAATTAGAAGTATTACAGAACACTCAGGAAATCGACCTCGAAGCAGACAACGCCCTCGCTTCTGAAATCGCCGCTCTCAAAGTAAACAAACCGTTAATCGGTAGTACGCCCACAGATGGCACAGACGGTCAGGTGCTTGTTACGAATGGGGATGGCTCGACAAGATGGGACGACCCGGACGAGATAATCGACCCGACAGAGATTGCTTCAGCCGTCACAGACTGGCTTGACGATAATGTTGACCCGGTTGGGTCTGCGGTAGTCGTGGACGTTTCACTTAGTATTGCAGGGGCGGCGGCTGACGCTAAAGTTACCGGCGATGCTATTACTGATTTAAAATCCGATTTAGATGAGCAAAAGGAAATTATTGAACAGAACGAAGATGCAATACTTGATTTGCAAAAAATCGGTGATGATTGCCGTATTTATGTAAAGACAACAGATTATACCCTCTATTCTGGTTACAGATGGGGTATTAGCAACGGTGTTGCTTCCAAAACTGAATTCGCATACGGCGATGCCATCGAAATGGATTACAACCCGTTGTTTCAATATAGATTTGTTGGCAAGTCAAACACCAATAGTACATTTGCATTTCGTTACACGCTTGAAGATGGTACAAGCGTTGCGGAAACCGTATACAACAACGGTGCTATTGGCATTTATCCGATTGCACCACCAACAGGAACCGTTAAATTGCTTATTACGGCAGATAATTCAGTTCCCCGTTGGTTTATGGAAATCAGCACGTTTGAGTCTACTACACCTCTGCATAAATTTACAGAATTAGTCAATAATTCCAACTATGTTAAAACTATTGACGGTAGCTTAATATTAGGCGATATAAGCAGTGGCAACCTTACCGGGTCAACCACAAGAATGGCAACCCCCAATTTGCAGGAGTTTACACAGAACTGTTATCTGACCTGCGACTGGACAAAATATCGTATTTATGTTTGGGCTTACTATTCGGGTTCGTGGCATGGTGAAGGATGGACGGAAGGTGATATTGCCGTAAACCTTGCTAAAAAATACAGATTTCTTGTGGGACGAAATAGTAGTATAAACCCCCAAACAGGGGACTTAACCGCAGAAGAACAGGCAGAAATCAAGGCGGTTACTTATTACATTTATCCGAATAATTCCGCACGAAAGACAGGGGATTTTATAAGTATTTGCCATCAGGGGTACAGCGAAACAGAATCACTTGGGAACAACATTTTGAGCGGTTACGCACTGGCGAAAAAATATGGATTTGATTACGGTGAATGCGATATAAAATTAACGTCTGATAATAAACTTGTCTGTTGTCATGACGCTTCATTTGTTGATGCTACAACCGGGGTAACAATCGTAATTGAAGACCATACGCTTGCAGAGTTACAGACCTATGATTATTACGGAACTACAATAGCGACATTCGAGGAAGTCTTAAAAGCGTGTAAGACGAATGGAATCGGTTTAGCTATCGACCATATAAACAGCGTTAATATTGATTACCTATTCCCAATCATTAAAAAGTACGGTATGCAGAAACAAGTTGTATATCTTATCGGTTGGGCTTCAGGAAATCCGAATTATGCAAACAACATATTCACGAAGATTTTGAACTTTTACAAAAAATCGTGGGTTATGTTTATGGCAAACCCTTCAACTGAAGATGAGATAATCACATATATTAACGATTTAACTTTTGGAGCTGAAAAGGTGTCCGTAACGGTAAGTTATAGCAATTATACAGATTCGGCACTTGCTGATTTGATAGATGAACTAAGCGGAAATGTTACTGTTGCAGTATGGACAATCGACAGCATACCAACAGCTAAAAAATATCTGCCATATGTAGTAGCGATAACGTCCAATAAAGTATCGTCATACATGATTTTAGAATAATAAAAGAATACAAGGAATAATTTTAAAGCACACGTTACACAACGTCATCGACATCAGGGACAACAGGCATTATTCAGTTGTCATCGTGAACGCAAGAAAAGCAAGGTTCTTTGTTCCTGCCGAATAAGGTAATGCGGTGTAATACAATAGAGGAAACAATATGACAGAATCAATCATACTTGGACTTATCAGCAGTGGCGCACTGGCAACGGTGGTCACTGCTATTATTAACGCTATTAACAATAGAAAAGGCAGACTGGCGAACATCGAAGCGAAGCTGACGGCAATCGAAGCAAATCAGCGTTTAGCCGAAAAGGACTCTCTCAGGACTCAGCTATTGCTGATGATAGCGGACTATCCCCGTGAAGAACAGGAGATTATGAAACTTGCAGAGCATTATTTCAAAGACCTGCATGGCGACTGGTATGCTACGTCAATATTCAACAAGTGGTTAGAGCGTGACGCTTCTTGTGGTAAGCCGGAGTGGTTTAGATCGGAGGTGACGGAATGAAAGATTGGATGATAAGAGCGTTAAAGACTTTCGTGCAGGCGTTCGGTGGTATCTTTATCCCCGAACTCTGCATTATCTTGTCGGGCAATTTACCTGACGATTTCGCCGGATGGAAAATGCTCCTGATACCGCTCGTCTGCTCAGCACTTGCGGCAGGCATAGCGGCGGCGTGGAACATTATCCTTGAACATCTGAGAGAAGGTGCGGAATGACAGCAGAAAAAGTAATGTCCATAGCGGAGAGTTTTATCAATACGCACGAAGACCCACTCGGATCGAATAACGTGATTTTCAATACGGATTATTATGGCGTTCCTGTTTACGGATCGGCATATCCGTGGTGCTGTGCGTTTGTTTGGGACATCTTCCGCATGGCAGGGGCTTCACAGCTCTTTTACAACGGTCAGCGAACGGCGTACTGTCCGACCGTCCATTCATGGGGGAAAAGTGCCGGGCTGATTGTGGATTACTATCAGGCGAAGTACGGCGATATTGTTCTTTTTGATTGGGACGGTGACGGAGTAGCAGACCACATCGGATTCTGCGAAAATCTGAACCCTGACGGCTCAATGGCTACACTGGAAGGGAACACTTCGGATTCTTCCCACTCCAATGGCGGTTGGGTTCTTTATCGTACCAGATACAAGGCAAATATTATAGCCGTGATCCGTCCGCAGTATGGGGACGAAAATGTCTTTCGGTTTACAACCAATGATATTCAGCTCGGGGATCGTGGGATTGACGTTTGGCGACTTCAGATGAGCATGAAAGCCCGGGGTTATTACGCCGGTGATATTGATCGGTATTACGGAAAGGATCTGGAAGCCGGGGTCTGTAACTGGCAACGGAAAGCAGGATTACCAGTGACCGGGAAATTCGGGAATCGTTATGACTGGCCTACCCTTTACGGATTAGAGAAGTCCGGGGGTTTCTGGATCATTCATCCGACAAAGATCGGAACCATGCACTCAAAAGACGTATATATGCCACAGCAAATCTTAAAGGCAAGCGGCTACTATACCGGGGCTTTAGATTGGGACTTTGGAGCATTAACCCGGAAGGGGGTTCAAGGTTTCCAAAAAGCTACAAAAAAATTAACGGTCAACGGAGAGCTCGATGTTCCGACCTTGCGTTGGTTGGTCGGCGACAAATAAGCCCGCTCAGGCGGGGTTCAATGCCCTCCTTTTTGTTTAGCCCCGGCGTCAAAAACCGGGGCTTTTTTTATTGGGTAATGCACACGGAAATGCACACGGCTATTCAGAAGCCAGTATAATATAGTGCATTCAAAATTATTCGGTAGGGTTCAAATCCCTCCTTCTCCGTTTTAGCATGAAAAGTAGCTGTTCTGGCTACTTTTTTTGCTGAAATAAGCTAAAAACAGGCATATACAGATAAAGAATTTTTTAACAAATTTAAACTTTTCTTTAAAAATGTGCAAGTTTTCTTTAGTAGAAGTGCACACGAAAATGCACACGAATTAAGACGCCATAAACTTGCTAATTTGTTTGACGGCGTTATCTCTTTCTTTCTTCGCAAGATGGGTGTATATCTTTCTCATCGTCTGAATATCCGAATACCCACAGAATTGCATACACTGTTGCTCAGATATGTGTAAAAAGTGCATGAGTGACACCGCAGAATGCCGCAACTCGTGGAGCGTGACGACAGTCAGCTTGTTCTCCATGCAGATAGTTTTCAGTCTGGTGTTCAGAAGCTCGGCGGTTGTATTCACCAGTCTGCCGTCCGGGGCTACACCCGCCAGCTCGGTCAGGCGCGGAATGAATACCGGGACGGATCGCGTGGACGACTCGTTCTTCGTCATCTTCTTTAAAATGCGCTTATGGTTCTTGTCGGGTACTACGGCCTTATTTACGCGAATTTCTTTGCCAACGTCACATTTATCGAGTGCCAGCATTTCAGACGCTCTCAGGCCGTGTAAACACGCGAGAAAGGCAATCTCGTACTCATGCCCCTCTATGGCTTTGATAAATATCTTAATTTCGTCCGGCTGGAGGAACTTGCGCTCTTCAAACACCACAGGCGGGAGCGTAATATCACCCGGCTCTATCCTGTACTTTCTCAGGACAGCATAAACCAGCCCCCACGCATTGTGGAGAGTCTTTGGCGACACGCTCTTCGCTTCGTCATTGAGTACCGCTTGCCAGTCTGTTATATCCGATATGGACATCCCCATCACGCTTTGGAATCGGTTGCGCTTTATGCTCTCATAACCTCTGATAGTGGACGGCGACAGGATATTCGACTTACTGGCGATGTACTTGTCAATGCACTCAGACAGCGTATTTTGCGGTTTAAGCCGTTCTTCTAATTTAAGCGATAAAATATTGCGCTCTACCTCTTTACGGCTGTCAGCGGTCACGGAGACGCGTCTGCCGTTAATCTGGACTTGTGCCCGGTAGCTGCCGGAGGGTAGGCGGGTTATTTTTGGTAGTTTCATTCTTTTAATCCTAATAATAAAAGTATGGCTTCTTTACGGTCAGGCGTGGCGTTTCTATACGCTAAAATAATGTTGCGCTCAAACGCTGACATTGACTCAAGCTGAACCATACCATAAGGCTCGGTTAGTTCGCTACGAGTCACTCCGAAGTATTTAGCCAGCATATCAATGTTATACATTCTCGGCGTTCTATAACCACTCATCCAGCTTGATAATGTTGTCTTACTGATTTTTAAATCACGCGAAATATCGGCTTGAGTTTTCCCTTTTTCATAGGCAAGCCGTTTGATATTTTTGGCAATAACTTTGCCATAATTGATTTCATCCATAAGGCGGCACCTTCCTTTCTCCACTGATTGTAAAGCACAAATGTAAAAATGTAAATAAAATGTGTTGACAAGTACGCGCGGGGCGTACTATAATGGAATCAACAAGGGGAGCACTTTTAAAGTTGTGCTTCGGAAAGGAGGAACAATGCCACAGATCACAATTACAGGTGCAAGGAAGAACTTAGGACTTACTCAGTCAGAACTTGCGGAAAAATTAGGCGTTTCATTGTCCGCTGTTCAGAAATGGGAGTCAGGCAAAGCAGATATTCGTTTCTCTCACATGAAACAGATTAGCTTGCTTACGGGCTTCAGTTTAGACGATTTTATTTTGCCTAAAGAGTACGCGGAAAGTGCACAAAGGTAACGCCTATGTCTTACACCAAAACCACCGACCCACTCACCCGCACGATCCACGCTTACATGACCGTGACACGGCTGTCGCAGATATTAGGCGTGTCTATGCCGACAGCTTCTAAGAAGTATCGTGACCCGGAACGGCTGACAGTGGGCGAGCTGAGGAAACTCAAAAAAATAATACCAGTCAATTTTATTAGGGAGGGCATTTAAATGAATGTAAAAGAAACCATGGAGCTTATCAACTATCTCCGTGCTAAGTACAAAGACCTTATCGGCACGAGAGATTATTACGCAAACGAAATCGAGGACTGCAAAGGCCGCCAGGACAACGTCACCGGGTACGTTGAGGCGTGCGAGGAAAGACGTAGCAAGGCCAGCATGGAGGCCACACAGGTGGACTACTTTATCAAACAGCTTGAACGCCAGGAGGTGTCAAGATGAGATTTATCTGGAGGTCGACGCTTATTACCGTCATCATGCTGGGCTGGATTGCAACGTATTATCACCACCCCGCCGGATACATCATGTCGATCGTGGCCGCCGTGATGATCGTTATGTCATGCGTTGCGGAGGTGATAGCGGAATGGTCGAAGTAATGCACGCCGTTTACGGATCACGTCCTACATACCGGGGCTGGGTAGAATGCACTTGTGATCTTTGCGGAGCAAGGTGCTCCCAGGACGGCAGCATGAAGCAAAAACTTTACCAATTTAACGGCGACCAACTCTGCTTCGATTGTTTGTGGGACGCTCTGGAAATGAGCGAGATTGTAAAAACTGTACAGATAGAATAACCGCCTCGGCAAAAGACGGTTACTCCATAAAGAAACTATTAACAATATCAATTCCAAGGCCATTATAGGCAGAAAGGCGACATAATGTCAATCCCAGTATTATGTATTGGAAAGTCAGGCTCAGGGAAAACCTATAGCCTGAAAAACTTTGCACCGAATGAGGTCGGTGTTATCTCTGTCGAGAAAGGTCGATTGCCATTCAAGACGGAAATCAAAACCGTTAAGGTCCCGAAAGACCCTACAAACGGTGAGGCCAGGGACGCTGCGCAGCTTAATGCTGCAAAGTATGCGTGGATTATGCGAACGATCCAGAATGCAAAGGCTAAATCTATTGTCATTGATGACAGTCAGTATCTTATGGTCAATGAACTTTTTGACCGAACTTACGAAAAAGGATATGACAAATTCACGTCAATGGCGTCAAAGTTCCGTGATCTTATTCACTTCGTTAATGAAATGGAAGATCCGGACAAAATCGTTTATTTTTTGCACCATAGTGAAACCGATACAGACGGCCGGGAGAAAGTCAAGACCATCGGAAAAATGCTTGATGAAAAATTAACCGTTGAGGGCTGCTTTGATATCGTCCTGTATTGTGCGGACCATAAGTTCTTCACCCAGGCAAACGGACAGTCAACCGCCAAGAGTCCGGAGGATATGTTCCCACTGGAAATTCCGAACGATCTGAAAGCCGTCGACACTGCAATCCGTGAATACTATGGAATGGGGGTGAATTAATGGGACTTGCCTATCTTCCGGATGGTTCCCTGATTGACTATAACGAATACATTCACTCGCACCCACACTGGCAAAAAGTAAGACAAACAAGATTTAATTTTGACGGCGGGAGATGTGTTATCTGTCATAAGGATCTGACTTACGAAAGATATGAAACCCACCATTTAAATTATTACCGGCTTGGTCACGAACGAATCCGTGATGTAATTACATTATGTCACAACTGTCATGATGATTTTCATCAGAGTTGGTCCAAAAATCCATTCTGGCAAGGCAAAGAAAAAGGCCATTGGGAAATCTACAATCTGGAGCATACTGCAAAATTATGTGCTGCATATTGGAAATCTGACCGTCTTATTAGCCGAGATCCAGATGGGCCGAACGCTTGCAACAGATTTGTTTGCCGGGACCTTATTGAAAAATATTATCGGGACTTTAGTCTTAGAGAACATCCTATTATTGACCCGCATGATATATCACTTTTTATAAGGAATAAACGATACGAACTATTTTTTGAAGCGGAAAAACGTGGGCTAACTGTTGAAGAATTTCTTGATGAATATTACGGACCGAAAGAACGAGGCAAAAACCCACTCCGGCAAGAGGCCGGGAGGAAAGGAGGGCCGTTCGATCACACGCCGGAATCATTCCACCGGCATTTCAAAGAAAACAAAAACATTCTTCAACTCATGAAAGAGGTAAAAAAATATGAACAAAACAATCAAAGATAGCATGAGGGAGATTCTTTTTAAGTTCCTTTATGACTTCCGGAACGAACCGGACAAGGATGTCAGCACAATGCAGCACTACGTTGATAAATTTGTCGACGATTTTGAAAGGTATCTCAGCGCATATAAAGATTTTAAGGAGGACTAAATCATGCAGAAACCTACAGGTTATGACGAAACACAAGCAAGCGGCGGTTTTACGCCTGTTAATCTCGGCGGCCACACGGCAGTAATTAAGCGTGTTCAGGAAACCGAAAGCAAAACCGGGCGGCCTATGATCCAGATCGCACTGGACTTTGATAAAAAGGACGAACAGGCCGGATATTTTATGGAAATGTTCCAGGGCGACAACCGTGAAGATAAAAAATGGCCGTTTCAGGGTACGCAGTATATTTTAACAGAGGACCAGGACGGAAAGTGCTCCAGATCTTTCAAGAGCTTTATTACAAGCGTTGAGGAATCAAACAATGCTGAATGCCAGTGGGGAAAGGATTTTGAGAACTGGTTTAAAAACAAAAAAATTGGCGTTGTATTTGGAGAAGTCGAAGAAGAATACAACGATGAAATCAAAACCCGCCGTCGTATCAGATATTTTTGCGCTTATGATAAAGCCGCTACAGCAACGGTCCCGGCAAAAAAACTGTTTAAGACAGCACAGAAACCGATTCTTTCAACAGATGATTTCATGAAGATTCCTGAAAGCGACGAAGAGGAGATCCCGTTCTAATGAGTAAAACCCGCTGGCCTGACATTATAGATGTCGAAGAAGTGCAAAAGACCATAAGCACGCTGAAACCAGACAATCAGCTTTTCGAAGTGCGTGTGTTTGGTTCAGATAAAAAAGGCGCATTTAGCGGGTATTTTACGAATTGCGATACATTAATCGAAGCGTTTAACAGTATAAATCTGCAAGGCAAGAACATTTATCTGACCCTGAATAAAATCAACGACGCACTCTACTCCAGGACTCAGCATGACAAATTTGAAAAAGGCGTAAACACTACTTCGGACACCGAGATCGACAGATACGAATGGTTATTTGTCGATTTCGACCCGGAGAGGTTGACGAACATATCATCGACAGACAATGAGCTTGAAAAGGCTGAACAACTCAAAAATGAAGTGCGTGATTATTTATCATTCCATGACTTCCCGGATCCAGTCGAGGCGGCGTCCGGCAACGGATATCACTTACTGTATAAAATAGATCTTCCTGTTACTAATGAGAACATTCAGTTATTAGGTGATTGCTTGAATGCGCTTGCTGAAATGTTCAATAACAAGAATGTCAAAATTGATACAGTCAACCATAATCCGTCTAGAATCTGCAAGCTACACGGAACAAGAGCACAAAAGGGTGCAAACACAAAAACACGTCCGCACAGGATGAGCAAAATTTTAAACGCCCCGGATGTACTTCAACCAGTGGATCCTGAAAAGCTGGAATGGCTTGCAAGGTGTTACAGCGGAACGACACCCAAGGCAGCAGGACAAAGCGATATAACGGCAAAAGATTTTGACGTGCGGTCCTGGCTCTCCGAGCATGGTCTAACGTTTAGAGAAGAACCAGGCAGAGATTGCACAATGTTCTTGTTAGATGAATGTCCATTTGACCATAGCCATACAAATGGTGATTCTAAAGTATTCGCTTATACGAATGGTGCGATTGCATTCAAATGTCATCATAATTCCTGCAAAAATTATAGATGGCAAGATGTGCGAATGAAATTTGAACCGGGTGTATATGACAGGCCGGATAATGACTCAAAAATTGAAATCGGTTATCAGGAACACAAACGTCAAAAGGCTAAGGAAAAGAAAACCGAAAAAGTAACGATTCGAAAACTGAAAAGAGCAGACACATTACTTGAAAAGGATATTCCGGACCCGAAAGTCATTATTGGTTTGGAAAATGAATTGCCGTTGTTAGTTGAGGGAACGTGCATATTATCAGCAAAACCTAAACTTGGTAAATCCTGGCTTGCGCTTGCTTTGTGTTTGGCTGTTACGAACGGCGACGATTTTCTCGGCTATAAAACACGAAAATGCAGTGCTTTGTATCTTGACTTAGAAACAAGTGAATCCATCCAAAAAAAACGTGTAATGAAGATGTTGAACGGAAAGCCGTGTCCTAAAAACTTTTATCTGGAAACTGAAACAAACCCGCTTGAGGGCGGCTTTATTGAACAGATCGAGTCTTATCTTAAAGAGGACCCGGAAATAGGCGTAGTTGTTGTCGACGTTTTTCAGATTATCAGATCTCCAGCAAAGAGTTTTAAAGAGTCTGAATATGAACACGCATACCGTGATATCACACCACTGAATGAACTGGCACAAAGACACCATATTTCAATCATTCTTGTATGCCATGACAGGAAAGCTGTTGACCCGGACGATCCATTTTCAAACATTCTTGGAAGTACAGGATTACAGGGCGCAGCTTCGCAGATGATAGTCATGTTCAGGAAACGTAAAGAGGATCCGATTCATATATCCGTCAAGGGCAAGACAATAGACGGCCTACCAGATTTAGACGTGAAACTAGAAAATGCTGAATGGTCCATTGTTGAGGGCGTTAATAGTAGGGACCGAGAAAAGGCCGAAGCTGACGAAGAGTTTAATAATTCTATAGTCAGGACCGCAGTTAAGAAAATTGCCGAAAATAATAAATACTGGAAAGGCCGGTGCGGTTCATTGATCCGGGACGCTGTTGAGTATGATGTCGCAATAACGGAATCCGCAAAATACGTCGGTGGTTTTTTACATCGACATATTGGAAGATTTTTAGCAGAAGATGGTATAAAAATTCGGATTATCAGCAACGGTACTGGCGGTAATTCATACGAAATATGTAAATCTACCGTTGATACCGTTGATGAAAATGACTTTATACCGTTGATGGATTACAGAAGTGCCTATAGTACAGGCATTCCTGAAGAATGGTACTCATAAAAAGAGTTTACCGTTTATTAGGATTTACCGTTGATGGTACCGTTGATGGACCGTTGATGATAAACGGTATCAACGGTAATCAACGGTGAAATCCGAAGTACGTAGGGGAGAAACATATAGATGAACGAGAACTTGAAACAATATTACAAAGTCATCACCGAATCCTGGCAAATGCTGAAGCACTTCACGACCACAGGCGACCCGGATACCGACGCCTACTGGAATGAAGTCATCGCCGAGGCCAGCCGGATCGGCGAGAGCTATGGAACCGATTTTGCCCGAAAAATGGTCAGCACGGTCATAAATGAACTGGAACGGAACTGGAGGGCAAAACACGATGACAGGCTATAGTTTATTTACTACAGACCTTGACCATTGCTATTGCTGTGGAAAGAAAGCCATCATGATCCATGCAGTGTTCGAAAACAACGGAAACACGAACGGCAATGAGGAAAAGCGGTCAATTGCAGACGGGTGCATTATTCCGATGTGCTGGGCTTGTAATGTTAAGCTACACCTTGACCCGAAAAAGCAATCAGCACTAAAGGTCGAGGCCCAGCTTATCTGGGAGCACGCTTATCCGAATAAGGATTTTATAAAACGATATGGGAGGAGCTATTTATGAAAAACTGGGACACGGAAACGGCTGATAAATGTCAGTTGCCGAAATACATCCCGGACATCTGCGAACAGTGCAGAGATTACGACTATTGTCACAGGCAACTTACTTTTACCGACATGGCAGAGCTGAGCAGGAGGGCGAAGGAATGAGCTATATCAGCAGAGAAGCGGCGATAAAAGCCATAGAAGACTTACACGATTGCTATAACGGCTTCAGCGATACATACGACAAGGCGTGCATTATCGGCGTACTTGAGGAGTTACCATCCGCAGACGTTGTGGAAGTGGTCAGGTGTAAGGACTGCCGATTCCATAAGGATGAACAGCCGGGCATGGTTTATTGTCCCGCAGCAGTAGGCGGTTGGGTGGAAGATGATTGGTTTTGCAAAGGCGGAGAAAGGAGAACCGATGGCGAGATACATTGATGCGGATAAGCTGAAAAAAGACGTTCTGAATTTGCAGGATTGCTACAACGGATTTAGCGATACTTACGACAAGGCTTGCATAATTGGTGTGATTGACGAACAGCCATCCGCACAGCCAGAAATCATTCGGTGTAAGGATTGCAAGTGGAGTGATACAAGGCCGGGAGTCTGGGATTGCCATAATCCAGTTTTTGGAGATGGATACGCCTATTATTCCCCACCTTGCATGAGGGAGGACGATTATTGCAGCAGGGCGGAAAGGAGAACCGAATGAGCAGATATGGTGACACAGATTATGACGATATGGCCTATGAACTTGATGAGTTTTTAAAAAAGCATAGACCGTCTGAACTTTTGAAACTTGTCCAAGACGCTGTTGAATGGTGGGAGGAAAAGGACGATGAATGACTTTATCAGCAGACAGGCGGCGATTGATGCAATATTCAGCGAACCGCTTTACGATACTGGTATGAAGAAAAGAAGTGCAGACGAGGTTGTCCCTGCGATCTACGAAAAGATAAAATCGTTGCCATCCACACAGCCAGAAATCGTGCGGTGTAAGGATTGCCTTATGCATGGGGTTTGCCGTTTTGAGCAGGGGTTAGGATTGGATGGGTATTGTTCACAGGCAGAAAGGAGAACCGATGAGAAAACTTGAAATTGACGATTTCGGCACGCTTGCCATATGCGCTATCCGTTATTGTCACGGACGGCAGACATATATGCCATCGCTTGTACGAGACATTATTAGACCGCATCTGAAAGAGTTGAGCGACAAAGACCTTGGCGTGATGATTGAGGATTGCGACTTTCAAGAGCGGATGCGGTTGTATGGTGACGAGCGCATTGACAAACCGGGTTGGTTGAGATGGAAATCGGAATTGATTGAGGAAAGGAAAAGGAGAACCGATGAATGATCTAATCAGCAGACAGGCGGCGATAAAAACAGCGATAGAATGGTACGATACACATTTCCGTGATGGAGAATCCGTCGCAGGACTTGCTACAGGGCTTAAAAATTTGCCATCCGCACAGCCCGAACGGAAGAAGGGCGAGTGGATAAACCGAAGCCTAAATATCTTGTATCCAGCTTGGGAAAGATATACATGTTCTGTATGTGGCAAACACTCGGACAACTATGATTACTGCCCGAACTGCGGAGCAGATATGCGAGGTGGAGTATGATTATAGCAATTTGGATTATAGCAATTTGTGAGCTGATTAGAATAGTTCAGAACGGAATACAAGTCTTATCAATGCGTAAGGAAAAAGGCATGAGGGAAAACGCCTATTCGGAATTTGTTAAAAGCTTAAAACAAACCGATAAAGAATTTGTAAAAAGAATGTTGGAAGAGTTTGAAAGGAAAGACGCATGACCCCACAAAAAGCACTTGAACAACTCCGGCGTTGTGCGCATGGCTACTGCGACACTTGTGTACATCAGGACGAAAACTGTCACGACAGGATCGAGAAGAACGTCAGGACGGTAGGAGCAGGACTTTTACAGGCAGAGTCACAAAAGCAATTACAAGATGGAACTTTTATGAATAAACCGGAGGAGGAATGAAAATGGAATATCAAAAAATACCTAATATTTTTAAACGTGAAGAGTTTGGCGAAAACAAGCTGATCGTTGGTCAATATTCAAGTAAAGAGCTGATGTACCTTAAAGACAATATATGGGAATTCACAGAAAAGGTTGACGGAACAAATATCCGTGTTATCTGGGATGGTTATCGTGTCAGCTTTAAAGGAAGGACAGATAAAGCAGAAATTCCGAAACATCTACACGCAAGGCTTGAGGAGCTTTTCTCCGGCGAAACAAAAGAAGAGATATTTGAACAGACATTCGGAAACAAAGAGGTAATTCTTTTCGGCGAGGGATTCGGCGAGAAAATCCAAAAGGGCGAGGCATACGGGAAGATTGATTTTATCCTGTTTGATGTGTTTATTGACGGATATTGGCTTGAACGTGCAAACATTGAAGGGATTGCAGAAAAATTCGAGATAAAAATTGTTCCCGTTATTATATATGGAACATTACCGCAGGCAGTCGCTCTTATTGAGTCAAAGCCGATGTCTTTACTTAAGGGCGAAACATTAGAGGGCGTTGTTGGTAGACCTATAATTCAGATGTTCAACAGAAACGGCGAACGAATAATCGTAAAAATTAAATGCCGTGACTTCTAAATGATTCCACGCCACCGCACTGGCTGGAAAATAAAAAAGAAAGAATTTCCCCCTTTTTCTTTCAAACTCAGAAAATAATAAATTATCACACAACTCTCCCCATTTAAGGTGTGTTTTTAGCCCCGGTGCGGCGGGGCAACACAGGAGGAAATGATGTTATTAGGATTTATACTCGGCACATGGTTCGGACTATTCACAGCGGCACTGATGAACATAGCACATAGGGATGATTTCGATGACTAAGAAAGAATTTCGTCAATATCAAAAACTACCCGCTGAGCGTGAGTATCTCATTCTCAAAATAGAGAAGCTGGAGAAACGTGCGGAAGAAGTCGCAACCGTCAAGGACAAAGTGCAGTCCAGCATGAAAGACTTCCCGTACACTCCCACGCACATCACCGTTGACGCCCCGCAGCCAGTTCGCTACACCGCAATCCAGCGGGACTTGATCCGAACAAAACGAGCGTTAAAGGATGTGGAAAGACGTTTTGACAAGCTCCATAAGATGATAGAAAAAATTGAAGACAGCCGGACAAGACAAATAATCACAGTTCGATACATTGACGGCAAGTCGTTAAAGGATACGGCGATACAGTTTGATCTGACAGAACAGGGACTACTGAAAATAATTAACAAAACCGTAATAAATTTATGATGAGTTTAACAAAGTTTAATTTTTCTGTGGTAGTCTTTAAGCTGGAAAAAGTGTAAAACCTGCTTTTCTCATAAGACATAGCTCCTTTCTGGCGACTCCCGGCACACCATCGGGAGTTTTGCCGTTTTCAAAGATGTTTAATGACTTACCATCCAAATCAGATAATGGATATTTTAGTAGCGTGTCCGGCGAACTGTGCAACAGGCGGCCCGGAGTGCTTACATGAGTTTGCGAGCAACCTAAACAAAATAGTAAATGCCAGGATATGGTACTGGAATGCTGAGGGCGATCCTGTCCCGGACGAATACAGCAAATATAACTGCGAGTATGTTATCACTATGCCGGATGACTTTGACGGTATCCTGATAGTCCCGGAGATATACGCCAGCAAGCTTACATGGTTCACCTGTCGCAAGGCTATATACTGGCTGGGTGTGGACGCCTACGCTACATGGACACCACCAAGGGACTACGGAGCGTTCCTGGATGACGACATCTTGCATATCGTTCAGTCTGAATATGCTTATGACTTCCTCTCGAAGCTGGGCGTCAAGCGTATCGTGTACTGCACGGACGCACTCAACGAAGACTTTTACGAGCCATACAAAGAAGAACCACGGAGCGACACGGTCCTATACAACCCGGCCAAGGCCACAAGCTTTATGGGCGAACTGATAAAAGCGTCCGGTGTGGAGTATAAACCGATTCAGAACATGACACGGGCTGAGGTCATCGACAGCATGAGACACGCGAAACTATACGTTGACTTTGGCGAGTTTCCCGGACGTGAGAGAATGCCAAGAGAGGCTGCACTATGCGGGTGCTGTCTGATAACAAGCAAGATAGGATCAGCGGCGTTCTACAAAGACTTCGCACACGATTACAAATACGACAGTAAGCCCGGTCATATCTGGGCTATCACTCACAAGATACACTACGTCCTTGAGCATTATGACGAATGCAAAAAGGACTTTGACTTTTTTAGACAGACACTACGAAAGGACAGAGAAACACGAAGCGAACAATGTGAGAATGTTGTGAGGGCATTGTATGACATTCAGCATTATAATACCGGCACATAACGCAGCCGGGCATATACGCAAGGCACTGGACTCTATCAAGAGCCAGACGTTCAAAGACTATGAACTGATAGTGGTCTGCGATTCCTGCACCGACAACACCGAAGACATCGCCAAAGAATACGGCGCGATCACGGAGGCTGTCGAATATCACTGTGACGGAGCGACCCGCAACCGTGGCTTACAACTTGCTACTGGTGACTGGGTGCTATTCATGGATGATGATGACTGGTGGCTGCATGAGTTCGTGCTACAACAACTGCACAGCGCAATCGGTGACTTCGATATACTGTGCTTCTCATTCATCTTTAAAGATGTTGGGTACGCCTCACCGCGCGGCAACGGCGGGCACTACTGGCCTGCGTGCTGGAGCAAGATGTACAGGCGTGACAAGATAGGCACAGCGTGTTTCAGTGAGAAGACAGACGGTACTGCGGATATGTGGTTTTTCGTCCAGATGTTCCACAAAGGTTTACGGATAGCTGAGTGGGATATGCCGATGTATTACTACAACTACATGAGGCCGGGCAGTATAACACAAGAGCGCACAGACCAGGGACTACAGAAGGACTTTAGAATATGCAGGACTTCGCAGTAGGATTCTATAAGAGCCAGGCATGGAAACAATGCAGGGCAGAGTACGCTAAGACTCAGCACCATTTGTGCGAGCGTTGCTTGTCCAAAGGAATCTATAAACCCGGAGAGATAGTACACCACAAGATACACCTTACACCTGATAACATACAGGACGAAAGTATTTCACTCAACCCGGAGAACTTAGAACTTTTATGTCGTGACTGCCACGCACTCGCGCATAAACCAGAGAAGCGTTTCAAGGTGGATAAGTTGGGGAGAATAATTCCGATTGGATAGCCCCCATAACAGTTAGAAACCTAATAACCAGCGGGACCGGTGGGCGGCCTTTTCTCTCGAAGATTGCGAGAGATACGCGAACTTAGGAGGACATGAGCGAAGAACATTGGATTTATAACTATCAACAGCAAATTAGAAATGGTTCGGTTACGGTAGGTAAGTGGATAACGCTTTTGATGGACTATATCGTAAACGGATTGCAAAATAAGCTGTTTTATTTTGACAAACACAAGGCAAATGCCGCTGTTGATTGGATAGAAGCCCATTGTTTCCATACCGAGGGCGTTTTAGCACCCGGACCGTTGAAGTTAGAGGTTTGGCAAAAGGCTTTTCTCTCTTGTATCTTCGGAATCGTTGATAAAGATGGTTTTAGGCAATTCCGGGAGGTGCTTTTAGTCGTTGCAAGAAAAAACGGGAAATCGTTACTTGCGGCGGCAATAGAAAAATATGTCTGGCAAGTAGACGGAGGCTTCGGAGCAAAAGTTTACAACGTAGCGCCTAAACTCGAACAGGCGAATATCATCTATAACAATATTTGGATGATGACAACGCTTGATCCTGAGTACCAAAAGAAAAAAGAAGAGTTTTCGGAGCGTGACGCCCACAACAAGAAAGTAAAAGATGACTCCGAACTACCGAGGCTCCGGCAGTCAGATTTATTTATACCAGCAACGAACGCCACTGTTAAAAAGGTGGCGTTTAATTATAAATCGAGTGATGGTTTTAACCCGTCCATTGTTGTCGCTGATGAAATAGCTGCGTGGGGCGGGGACGCCGGACTTAAAACGTATGAAGTCTTTAAAAGTGGTATGGGCGCAAGGCCTGAGCCACTGATGATTTCATGCACAACGTCAGGCTACCAGAATGAGAGCATTTATGACGAACTCTTAAAGCGTGCAACACGTTTCTTACTCGGTGACAGCAAAGAAACAAGGCTGTTACCGTTTTTATATATGTCTGATGACATAGAGAAGTGGAACACGGTCACGGAATTGCAAAAGAGCAATCCGAATTTGAATGTTTCTGTCAGTTTAAATTACTTACTGGACGAAATAGAAATAGCAGAGTGCTCACTCAGTAAACGTGCAGAGTTCATCACGAAATATAATTGCTTGAAACAAAACAGCTCACTCGCCTGGCTCCCCGCCAACATCGTAGAGAAAGCCAGCGGTGACGCTCTGAGTCTGGAAGACTTCAAAGACTGTTATTGTGTCGGCGGTATTGACTTGTCGCAGACGCGAGATTTAACGGCCTGTTGTGTCGTTATTGAAAAGGGTGGGCAACTATATGTATTCAGTCATTTCTTCCTGCCAGCGGAGAAGATAGACGAATGCACCCAGCGTGATGGCGTACCGTATAACATCTACATCCAGCGTGGGCTGATGACAGCAAGCGGTGATAACTTCGTGGATTATCACGACTGCTACAACTGGTTTGTTCGCTTAGTCGAACAATATCAAATACTGCCGTTGCAGATTGGTTATGACAGGTACTCGGCGCAGTATTTAATACAAGACCTAAACGCATACGGTTTTCATACCGATGATGTGTTTCAGGGTGAAAATCTCTATCCCGTTATACAGGAAACTCAGGGACTGTTAGAGGATGAAAAAATTCACCTTGGCGATAACGATATACTCAAAGCGCACTTATTAAACAGTGCCATCAAAATGAGTACAGAACGGGGGCGGGGCAAATTGGTAAAGCTCACGCCCTCGCTGCATATTGACGGAGCGGCGGCCTTGCTGGACGCCATGACTGTCAGACAAAAATATTATGCCGAGATCGGCGAACAGTTAAAAAACGAGGATTGAAATGGGACTTTTTGACTTTATATTTGGCAACCGTCCGAAATTACCGAAGAGCAACGTAGAAAGTACATTCAGAATGCTGAACGGCTACACCCCGCGCTTCACCACATGGGGCGGCGAGATTTACGAAAGCGAATTGATCCGGGCGGCAATCAACGCAAGGGCGACTCACATCAGCAAGCTCAAAGTGGAAACGCAAGGGGCGGCACGTCCGGCGTTACAGATTAAACTCGCGCACGCTCCGAACCAGTTCCAGACGTGGAGTCAGTTTATGTACCGACTGAGCACTATTCTGGACGTACACAATACGGCTTTTATCTGTCCGGTGTATGACCAGTTTGGCGAACCGTCCGGGATATATGCACCACTCCCGCACAGGTGCGAGATCGTGACATATAATGACGTCCCGTATCTGCGTTATGAGTTTAGCAACGGTAACAAAGCCGCCATTGAGTTTGATTTCTGCGGTGTAATGAACAAGTACCAGTACAAGTCAGACTTCTTTGGAGAAACTAACCACGCCTTATTCCCGACGATGGAACTGATACACATCCAGGACCAGGGAATCAAAGAGGGTGTCAAGTCTGCGGCCTCCTACCGATTCATGGCACAGCTCACCAACTTCGCAAAGGCTGATGACTTAGCCAAAGAGCGCAAGAGATTCACAGCCGAGAATTTCAGCGCAGAGGCCGAGGGCGGAGGGATGTTGCTGTTCCCGAACACTTACTCAAATATCCAGCAGATAAACGCAAAGCCGTGGATCGTGGACGCCGAGCAGATGAAAGTCATCCGTGAGAACGTCTACGACTACTTTGGTGTCAATGAGGATATTCTGGAAAACAAAGCATACGGCGACAGATGGACAGCATTTTATGAGGGTGCTATTGAACCGTTTGCCATTCAGTTCTCAGAAGTAATGACCAAGATGTTATTTACATTCAGAGAGCAGTCACAGGGCAACCGGGTGACGGCCAGCGCGAACCGCTTGCAGTATTTAAGCAACGCCGAGAAGCTGAACGTATCGAGTCAGATGTTAGACCGTGGAATCATGTCAATAAATGATGTTAGGGAAATTTGGAACTTGCCGCCTGTTGATGGCGGCGACCAGCGTATCATCCGGGGCGAGTATTACAGCACCGATGAGAAGATAGCGGAGGATGAGAACAATGCCGAGTAACGAAAGAGAATATAGAAACATGGAACTGCGAATGGTTCCACAGGAGGAGGGCGAGCAGCCTTCCTTTTTTGTTGAGGGTTATGCGAGTACATTCCAGCCGTATGTCCTTATGAACGTAGACGGCGTGGATTATTCCGAACGTATCGAGCCGACAGCTTTTGACGGTGCGGACCTGTCAGACGTGGTTTTCAGAGTAGACCACACTGGCACAGTGTACGCCAGAACGTCAGCCGGAACGGTCCAGTTATGGACGGACGAAAACGGACTCGCACAGCGCACAGACTTAGGTAGAACGCAGAGGGCGCGGGACTTGTACGCCGACATCGAGGCGGGCAATTATCCCAAAATGTCCTTTGCTTTTACAGTTGCGGAGGATCACTACGACTCCGAAACACATACAAGGGTAATCGACCGGATTGCAAAGGTATTTGACGTCAGCCCGGTGACATTCCCGGCGAACCCGACAACCGAATTAAGCGTATCTACACGCGACTATTTCAACGGAGTGATTGAAATGGAACGAGCGGAGCGACTCGAAGCGGAACGGCGCGAGATTCAGAGAAAACGAATCAAGTTATTGAGCGAGGTTTAATTATGGAACTCAAAGAAATGAACATCGAAGAACTCAACGAGCGCAAGAATCAGATCGTGACTGAGGCAGAGGCAGAAGACGCCAACCTTGACGAACTGGAAACCGAAATCCGCGCTATCAATGAGGAACTCGAAAACAGAAAAGCGGACGAAGCCAAACGTGCAGAAATCCGCGCCGCTGTCGCTACTGGCGAGGGCGAAACCGTACAGACATTTGAAGTAACAGAGGAGAAAAATACAATGACAAACGCTGAAGTAAGAGCGAGCCACGAGTACAACCTGGCTTATGCAGAGTATATCAAAACTGGCAACGACGCAGAATGCCGCGCACTGCTTACCGAGAACGTATCCGGCTCTGTCCCGGTAGCTTCCTACGCTGAGGATCGCGTAAGAACCGCTTGGGAGCGTGAGGGTATCACCAGCCGTGTAAGAAAGACATTCCTTAAAGGCAACGTGAAAATCGGTTATGAAATCTCCGGCGATGGAGCTTATGTACATACCGAAGCTGCGAACCAGGCAGTAACAGAAGAGTCCCTGACTCTGGGAATCGTAAACCTTGTCCCGGAATCCATCAAGAAATGGATCTCCATCTCTGATGAAGTTTATGACATGAAGGGCGAGGCGTTCCTGGATTACATCTATGATGAACTGACCTACAGAATCGCAAAGAAACTGGCTGACGAAATCATCCTTGACATCGAGGCTTGCGGCACTCAGAGCGCAACCAGCCTCCCGGCTGTTCCGAAAATCACCAGTACAACCGTAACTCTGGGACTGGTAGCACAGGCACTCGCAGAGCTGTCTGACGAAGCTGTTAATCCGGTCATCATGATGAATAAGCAGACTTGGGGATCATTCAAAGCAGCACAGGCCGCCGGAAACTACGGCTACGATCCGTTTGAGGGACTGCCGGTAGTATTCAATGACTCCATCAAAGCATTCAGCGCAGCCACCACTGGCGTGACTTACGCAATCGTTGGCGACCTTGGTCTCGGCGTACAGGCGAACTTCCCGAACGGTCAGGAAATCGAAATCAAGTTCGATGACAAGACCAAGATGGAATATGACCTCATCCGTATCCTGGGTCGTGAGTATGTCGGTCATGCAGTAGTAGCACCGAAAGCATTCTGCAAGATCGTACACTAATCTTTCATAGGGAGGGCAAGCATTGAAAGTATTTATAGCAGTACCATCGTTGGATACCGTCCCCGCTCTGTTCTGTCAGTCGCTTGCGCTTCTACAGAGAGCGGGGGACACCATGATAGGTTTTGAAGTTGGCTCACTGGTATACAACGCACGGAACTCACTCGCACGTCAGGCAATCAAGGCTGAGGCTGACTATGTTTTATGGTTAGACTCTGACATGGTATTCGGCCCGGACCTTTTGCAGAGGATGTTGAAGGTCTGCACCGAAAACGATATTGACTTTCTGACGGCTGTCTGTTTCAGACGTAAACCACCGTATACGCCATGCTTATTTGACCGTTTGGAGAAGATGGAGAGGGGAGCAAGTTATACTGCACTTCTTTCCGTCCCAGACGGACGATTCAAAGTAGGCGGGTGTGGTTTTGCTGGTGTACTGATGTCAACAGACGTGCTTCTCAGCGTAGCGGCGAAGTTTCAAGGTCTGATGTTCGACCCCATGGTCGGATTCGGTGAAGACGTTGCTTTTTGCTGGCGGGCGAGGGAGTGCGGATATGACATCTGGTGCGATTCAGACATCGAACTGGGTCATGTTGGGTCGTGTATCGTGACTCGTAAATTCTTTGAAGCCTACAACGATGGAAAAGAGGACGAATAAATGGTAAACAGCACATTACTTGAAAAGGCTAAACTTGCCGGGCGTATCACAACGAATGCCTTTGATGTTCAGATTTCTGACCTGTTAGAGACTGCCGCACTTGACTTAGGCGTTGCGGGCGTGGAAATCCCCGAAACGGTCAGCCCGCTGGTGACTCAGGCCGAGATTACATACTTTCTCATGCACTTCGGTCAGCCGGATGACTACGACAGATTAAAACGCTCCTATGACGAGCAGAAAGCCCAGCTTGCGACTTGCACAGGCTTCACAGACTGGGGTGATTAAATGGACAGAAGCGAAGTTATCACCCTTATCAGCGAAACACAAACGCAGGACGCCAACGGTGTCTGGAAAGCTACCACATCAGAGCGTGACGTCTTCGCACAGGTAAATTCCGTTACCCGTGCCGAGTTTTTCGAGGGCGGGCGCAACGGTCTGAACCCGGAGTATGAGTTTTCGATGTTCTATGCGGACTACCACGGCGAGCGGATCGTCAAGTACAAGGGCAAGACATACGGCATTTACCGAGTTTATAAGGGACGTTCTGACGTGATAGAACTCTACGCCGAACGGAAAGGCGGTACTAATGGCGTTTGATTTCGAGAAAGCGTGCAAAAAAATCCTTGATGAGTACAAAGAAGACGTCAACAAGGATATGCAAGAAGCCGTGAAGAAAGTTACGAAAGCCGGGGCGAAGCAAGTCAAAGCGAACGCTCAAGGTGCTGTCGGTGGTAAGAAATATGCGAAAGGCTGGACGTCACGTTTTGAAACAGGGCGGTTATCA